AAGCAGCTGAACCTCACACTCGATCAGTTCTGGCGTAGCGTGTGCGAAATCATTAAAGAGGAAGATATCGATTTGCCGGTTACTTATCAACGGCTGCGTAACAGGATGTCAGCCTATCAGAAAACCGGTTACGCAAGCGTTATTGACTGGCGGTTTGGAAATGCACTGGCAAAGAAAGTAGACGAGGATGTTTTAAAGAACCTCCTGGAACATCCTAATCAGTATGATGACGTAATACTGTGTTACCAGTATAACAAATGGGCGACGCAAAACGGTAGAGAACCCATAGGCACCCGGATCGTTGGAGTACGCAGAAAGGAATGGGAACATGAGATCATCGCCGGCAGAGAGGGGTGGAATGCTTTTAATGAAAAGTATGTGCGTCAGGTAAAGGGATTACCGGCCCGCACCATGCATCCGTTGGCCCTGGTTGAAAGCGATGATTATAATTTCAACTTCTATTTTTCCGATCCCGGTATGACGGGTAGCAGCAAAGACCTGCAACGATACGTAGGCTATATCGTCGCAGATAGCAGTACCGGGCTGGTACTGGGTGCCAGTTACCGCCACGCCAAGGCGCCAGTTTTTGATATGGTCCGTGTGGCCTGGCTGGATGCCATGTATTACATAAGAAGTATTACAGGGGGTGACCAGTGGTACCTGCCATTTGAAGTAAAGGCCGACCATTGGAACCAAAAGAATGCATTTCCCTTCTTTGAAAGCATAGCCAGGTTTGTTAAACCTGCCGTAGGTAATAAACACAGGGGATACATAGAACAGCTGTTTGGAAGCAGTCACGCCAAACGGGCGGAGAAGCTTGCGGCACATAATGAGCTCAACTATAATGGTAATAACCTGACTGCCCGTCATGCCGGTGTGAACAAAGAAGTTTTGAAGGCAAATACAAAGCTGCGTCCTTTAACCGGCGATGGATCCAGTGAGCAGATCAATAGTTTCCTGTATTATATGCGGAACATGCCCTCAATCACCCGGAATGACATGGAGGCACCAGGCAGGGAGGAGATATGGAAAAAACGATGGAACGATCTGGAAGATGATCAGAAACGTGCCGTTACTGATATGCAGTTTCTCCACCTTTTTGGTTTTACACATGCACCACAGGGACGATCAGTATCCATTACAAACAGAGGCATAGAGCCCGTTATCAATGGGAAGAAATACAGTTACGATTTACCCGATTATGTTTCAATGCAACACCTGATAGGCTGTAAAGTGAATGTTGTTTACGACCCTTATGATATGAGCCGTGTATTGATCACTGACTATGAGAACATCCGGTTTATTGCCAGGGAAGCCACGTTGCAACCAAGAGCAATGGTATATCAATACGATGAAAGCAGGAAGGCATTGAATATGATCCTGAGTGAGAAGAAAGCCCAGGTACAGAAGGTAGCCGCACTTGCTGAAAGCCGTATGCAGCAGATAAACCCAAAAGCGATCATGCTGGCAGGATTAGCCCCTAAAGAACTGGTTGCTGATGCGGAGCAGGCATTTTATGAAGAAGAAGGCGATTTCAATATTTACAGGAACATCTTTAACCGGTAAATCCAACAACTTATGACCACAACAACAGAAAAAATGACCGGCTTCTGGCGTATTGCCCACACCAGCGTATACAACAAGCTTATGGCTTATTTCGGAGATGCACAGCGTCATCCAAGGGGTATTCATGCCCTGATCATAAATGCCAGTATGGGCAAAAGCTTCGTAATAAAAAACTTTGCCGCACAAGCACCTTCCGTATACTACATCTGCTGCCACCGGCATATGCAGATAAGGGTGCTGCTCCGGGATATGCTTAAAAGCATGGATAAGGATTGTAATGGTACCATTGCCGAAATGCTGGAGAAGCTTGTGTATCACCTTGAGAAAGATAATAATCCCCTGTTCGTTATTGATGAAGTGGATAAACTGAAAGACGAAGTGCTGGAAATGTTTATCGACCTGGAAAACAGGTTTCATGGAAAATGCGGACTAGTATTTATTGCTACTCCCTACCTGAAGAAAAGAATTGAAGCAGGGGTCAGTCGTAACAAAAGAGGTTTTGCTGAATTGTACAGTAGAATGAAAAAGATATTCTGGGATCTCACTCCTGCCAAACAGGAATTTAAAAAGGATGTAACACTCATTTGCAAAGCCAATGGAGTGAATAATGATCAGGTAATAACAGAGATGTACAATAAATGCGACTATGACCTGAGGGTGCTGACCGATCTGATTCACGCATATAAAGCTGCCTGATCATTCCACTGTGTGAGTGCTAAAAATGATTCATTAACCCTGTTAAAACAGAATAACATGAGTGTGTTTTCAAGAAAAGAATTGTCCATAGTAGAGCATGCGATTACGCGTGCCCAGTCAGAAATCCAGAAACAAACTGGTATTGAAGTGACATTGATTCCCCGCTATTCAAATAAAATGATAGAGAAAGATCTGAAGGAACTCTTCGAAGAAATATGTGCCTGCTGGGGAGTGAAATTAGCGTGGGTAACTGATAAAAGCAGGGCCAATGACCGCCCTGTGATGCGAAAGATCCTATGGATGGCAGGTAAGAGAAAATTCCCCCACGTACCATACGTTTTGCTCGCTACGCTAACCGGCACTATAGACCATGCTGGCGTTATTAAAGGTATCAAAAGCGGATACGACTGGCTGAACGTACGCGATGAGAAGTTTCTAAGATATTATAACCGGGTTAAAAGCTATTTCGGTGATTAGATGTCACATAACCCAAACCGGGTTATGTGACAAATTTGGGCTTGAAAACATTCAATTCAAATGCGATTATTGTGATAGATATTTTATGCGAGGAGTTAACACACTTTTTACCGATATTTTCGACCAGTCAAAAGATGCCATACATAAAACGGGTAAAGGTCGTAACAGCCACTTACACGAAGCGCGCAATGAAGCGCTTGTAAGCAGGTATTTTTACTATGGAAATTTTTTTGATCGCAAGTTCAGTTATGAATTTATTATTCAGAAGGTAGCGTCAGAGTTTTATTTAAGCCCTGTGACTGTTCCGGAAATCATTGATGCCAATTATAACTTCCTGGTAAAACTCAAGAAAGAGCAGCCCGCCATTAAATACTTCAAAGACAAATGGCCTCACCTGGTGTGGTAATCTTTTATTCGTACTCAATATCCAGCTCCGGATTTTCAATTGTGTAAGCAATCGCGGCACTTGCATCTTCAACAGCCGTCGTAAACAACAGGGTTCTCACTCTTATTTCATCAGTTCTCTCTTCTGTCGTCACCTGCACACGTGTAAGCACCTGGCCAATGGGGTTACCTGCTTCATCGGCAGGCTGCCAGCCCTGGAGCGCGGTATATAACTTTCCTTCTATCTCGTAGAACGCCAATGCCTGGTTGCTGACAGTATCTGGGGACTTTACAGGTGGAAACGCCAGTCGGAACTGCAGTGTCACATCTCCCCACTGAATCATGTCACTCTGATTACTGAAATCAGAAGGTGTAAAATCAATCAGGAGACATGGCCATGAAATGGCTGACAGGTCGTTGCCGCTATCAAGCTGATGCCAGTCCTGTTCAATCAGCAGCACTTCAGGCACCTTTTGCTGGATGCGTGCTTTTAATGCTAATAATAATAACGCGTAATAAGATTGGTACATAGTATTTGTGATGATTATGCTGTAAAAGTCGCGTATTCTTTGATGCGTCAGGAATGCAAAAAGTATGATACCGCAGTTACTGATGTATGTAATGAAACCTAATGCGGTAGAGTGTTTCCGTTATTTTGAAACTGTTCTGAATCGTTGCAGATTTGTAATGTCAACAATCAATCCGAATGAAAAACCAATACGGTAAAAAACTTTAAAATTTAATTTTCAAATTATCATTATGTCATTACCCAAAGTAAGTATTCTCTACAGCAACGGCAACCTGTTACAGGACGTAGATGCTGTGGATGGGATAGCAGCACTCTGCGGCACCGGTTATACGGCCGGTCTGCTGGGTGTGCCCAAAACAGTATACAGCCTTCAGGATGCAGAAGCAAAGGGCTTCACAGAAGCAGCTGAACCTACTATGTACCGTCATCTGAAAGAGTTCTATGGAGAGCTGGCAGGTAACCAGGAACTGCACATTATGGTGGTACCTGCTACCATGACTATGCCGCAGATCCTGGATAACACAAATGCTGCCGGTGCTAAAAAACTGATCGCAGATGCGCAGGGAAAAGTAAGGTTACTGGGTGTCTTCCACAAACCCGCTGCCGGTTATAATGGCGGCAATGGTTTCATCGATACCCAGGTTGGTGTGGCTATACTCAACGCAAAAGCATTTGCAGAGGCACGCCTGGGCGAACTCGTACCTCTTCGTATCCTGATTGAAGGCCGTGTACAGAACGCGGATGAATCCAATACCCTGCAACCTAAAAACAGCAGCAATGGTTATGCTGGTGTGGTGTTGGGTGGTACGCTGAACGATGGTTCAGCATCTGTGGGCCTGGCATTAGGCAGAGCCGTTAAGTATGGCGCTCACATAAAACTGGGTAAGGTAGCCAACGGTCCGCTTAGTATCAGCAACGCATACATTGGTGTTCAGGAGATCAAGGATGTAACTGCCCTGGAAACACTTCATGATGCGGGTTTCATCAGCTTCATGAAGCATCCGCAGAAGGCAGGCTTTTATTTCGGTATCGACCGTATGGGCAGCACGGATGACTATCGCCTGCTGGCGTATGGCCGTGTAGTTGATAAGGCTGCCGTGATTGCTGCTGCCGTTTATGTAGAAGACCTGGAAGGCGAAGTGGCCGTTGATGCAGACGGTAAGATCGATGCCAGTATACTTTCACACCTGCAGGCTAAAATCACGCAACAGATCAATCTGGCGATGTCCGATCAGATCAGCGGTTTAA